CCACTATGACTACTTTAAGTTCATCATATGGACACTCCTCAAATGCTCTAAAAACATCTTTTAATGTAGGAGTAAACCTTTTACCATCTTGAGAAAGACTGTATAAATCAGTAAGAATCTTTTCAAATTCTAAACTAAATATAAAAGGTTTAAGAACTCTTCCCCAACCACTAGGTTCAAGTTTATTAAATATTTTTTGTTTATAATCATCAATGTCTAATATATTACTCATAATAATGTATATTTGTTAATAATATTAATGTCATGGTCAAAGTAAAAGAACTCAAAGATGATGCAGTACTAGACATAACTGTCAATAAGAATTATTATCTTATGGCTAAAGCTGCATCTTTGGCAATCATTCAATCCTTAAACATTGAAGAAAAAGGAGATGAATACTTTAAAGAAACTATTACTAAGAGCTATGAGGATTTAGATCCTATGCAAAGAGCTTTTTATACCATTGTTCTTTTGTTGTCTGAAATAGAAAAGACAGCAACAGAAAAGGACTTATACATTGAAAAAGAAATTCTTGAACCTGGAGATGAAGGTTACGTAGAACCTAAGATAAGTTAAGATTCCAATTCTCTCTTCCAAGTTGTACACATGCTTCTATAGCAAGTACTAATTCCATTTTACTACAGTCTGCAAAAGACTTACAGTATTCAGCACCATCTGCATCATAACATAGACCAGCTTGCTGCTTTATAATTTTTTTCATTTCATCAAATGTGTATCCTGATTCTTTTGCTAGTTCACGGATACAAGCATGTACTTTTGCAAGTTGTGCAATAGACCCATTATCAGAGGTAAGACCCATAAAGACCTCAACCTGCTGTCCCTCAGCTAGTTTATCAAGAAATATCTGATAGTTTAATTTTGATTTGTCATCAGGATAGACTAACTTACCATCCTGTTTGACCAGTTTTACGGTAAACATGTTGATTATTTTTTGTATATTATTAATAGATATGGAAAGAATCCCTGGAAATAAAAGTCACAGAAGTAAAGATACTGATATAGTCCTGGATTACCTAGAAAGATTTCCAGAAGCCCCCTCAAAAACTCTAGCTAAAAAAATCTATTCTGAAAATCCTGTTCTTAGTTCTTTTGAATCTGTCTATGGTAAAGTTAGATACTATAGAGGTCAATATGGTAAAGAACATAGAAAGCATTTACAGAATAGACAATTTCAAAAAGAACTTAAAGTTGAAATAAACATGAAAGAAAAATTCCTACCAGAATCATATGCATCCAAACGTGGTACATTTGTATTCCCAACAGGTTGCAACTCCGTAGGAGTTATAGGTGACCTTCATATACCATATCAAGATAATGATGCTATAGAAGCAGCATTTGATGAGATGGAAAAACAAAAGATAGAGTCCCTGTTTATCAACGGTGACATGTTAGATTTCTACCAACTCTCTTTTCATGAGAAAGATCCAAGAATGGTTCACTTCAAACAGGAACTTGAGGCAGGTAGACAATTCTTAGATTACTGTAGATCTAGATTTCCTGGTATTCCTATTTACTTTATCCCAGGTAACCATGAAAATAGATTTGAGAGATATCTTAGAGTTAAGGCATCAGAACTATTGGACATGGATGAATTCAGACTAGATGTACTTCTACGTGTAGCTGAATATGGTGTACAGTATATTCCATTTAGATCTAAAGTTGTCTTTGGTGACTTCCTTATAGAGCACGGAGACAAAATCCCAGGTGCAGGTGGTGTTGTACCAGCACGTACTGCTCTAATGAGACTAAAGACAAACTGTCTTATAAATCACTTTCACAAAACAAGTTCTAGCTCACAAAGAGTATATGGTCCTGATGACTCTACAACTATCCGTGGTTACAGTCTTGGTTGTTTATGTGAACTCACTCCAGAATACCTTGAAATAAATGAATGGAATCATGGATTTGCTATTCTAAAAAGAAATGGTAATTTAGTGCAAGTAAACAATTACAAAATAGAAGGTAACCAAATAGTCTGATGTTTCTACCAATTGAATTTAGAGATGAGCAGGGTCCATACATTGAACACCTGAATGTTACTCACATAACAAGAATATCTTTTGTCAATCCTAGAAATCCAGATGCTGGTAGTAAAATACACCTCCGTACAGGGGAAGTATTAAAAACTACTATGACATTTGATATCTTATCTCAAGAAATTGATGATGCATGGGAATCTGCATCAACTCTAATTCTTTCCACAGTACTTTCTGAAAAGGCCAAACTTATGAAACAAAGTGACCTACAGAATGAAGGAATTGAAGAACTTGATCCTTTGTCTGAAGCTTAAATTGATCAGGCCAATCTAGATTATATACATACCAATCTTCATTTTCTACTCTATCATTGTCTACTGAGATCAAAGTAAGATTGTTAAATATGTCAAAAGTATAATAATAATAATCATATCCGTTTTGACTTTCTAAGTTATTGACTTCCACCTTATTAAAGCCTAAGTCTGTTAATTCATTTTCTGTCATTTGTTAATTCTTTTGCAATTGTCTTGGCAATATATGTAGAACATTTATATCTTGTTTTTACATACTTTGCTATAGTTTCTGGAAGCATGTCTTTAATGTTCTTATTACTATCTCTTATCTCTGCAATAATATGTTCTTTGATTAAATTAGCCATTTGCTGGGGACATTGTTTTCATAAATACTTCATGGTTAAGTATCTCATGTGGATAATCTTTGGCAATCTTTGTATATGCCTTATTCACTTTACTATACTCACCATGCTCTTTAATTCTTAGATCTCTAAAGCTCTTAATTGATAGAGTAACCATGTGCAGATTCTCTTCATCTGAAGATTCTAACATTGCAATCATGTTTTTAATCTCAGTATCATTAATGTAGCCCATTCTCTTCAGCAGTTGTAACTCTGCCATATATACAAAAGGACGGAATGTCCCAACTTTACTACCTTTATGGTACATATACCACAGATAGTTTAAGTTTCTATCTACATTATCTGTCAATTCATAATGTTCTTTTGCAATTGCTGCTGATAATTCCAGCATTTCATGTGTTATTTTCTTTTCCATTTTAAAAGATGTATCTGATGGTATTCCAAGGAATGACTTCATCATGTAGTGATTTAAACTGTTTAATGTAGTCAGACTTCCTCTTATGTTCGTACCTAAGATTATTTCCTCCGTACTGGGAAGTCTTAGACTCCTGTATTTTCGGTACATACAAAAATTCTTCACCTGGTAATTTATTTGCTACATTATACCAATGTTTTTCTTCATTATGAGTTAAAAAGATTACCTCAGCTTTAACTCTTGTAAGGTCCCATCCATGTCTTTTTGCCATAAATGCAACATTTCTAAATAAACCTTCATAATGTTTTAACCAGTTGTCATGTACAATAACAGGACTAAAGTTTAAGTGCACATCATAACCAGCATTTAGAAATCTTGGTATAGCCATTAGTCTTTCATTAATTGTACTTGTATTAGGTTCAAGATGACGGTATAACTCATAAGGCATTAGACTAAATCTAATTCTAACTTTACCTTCAGGATTAAAATCTAGTAACTCTTTATTTACATACTTGGTAGCAAATGAACCCATAGCAAGAGGATGATCTCTAAAGAACTTAAAGATTGTCCTCCAATCATGATACTTAGCATGTAGAGCAAAATCCTCATTACAACTGATATCATATGTAATATAATCTCCAGTCTGATTTGGTTTCTCTACATCTGCAAAGAATGCATGGGAATTAATTTCTGTCAGGATATCCATAGTATTCTTAGCTACAGATAATCCTTCCGGCTTATGTCTCTTCATATAACAGTAAGTACAGTTATACAAACAACCATGACCAAAAGAAGGAGCAATGTAATCAGTGCTCCTCCCACTTGGTCTAATAATCATACTCTTTCTAGTGACTTTCTCTACAACTGACATAATCTCTTAATCTGCTGTACTTTCCTAACACATGTAGAAATCATTACTTTAGAAAGTTAATATAAGATTGTGCAGCTCTTTTAGAATTGTATATAATTCTAAATCCTGCATGATTCTTAATAGTCTTCCAAAAGAACCATAAGAATCTTTTCTTTACTGCATACTTGGTTTCATAACCATCTTTTACTTCTACAATTCTGTAGTCTTTCTTGTTTACACTCATACTATTCTAGATTTAAATTATAGTCTTCTAATATTTCTCTTAATTCTTTTCTAAGTCTATCAGCTAAATCTCTTTCTTGATCAGTAGCTTCTTTCTTGTCAACATAACCATACTTAGTTATTTCACGTAGTTTTTGGTCAAGATCCCATACAGCCGATTTCCATCTAGAACCATCTAATGCATCTCTAGCATCTTCTTTTTCTTCAATAGAGTCAAACTCAAGAATTATTTTTCCCATTTTCCATAATTTTAGTGGGCCAATAATAATCACACTTTTCTTCATCAGAATCATAAGGTACTTCTGCAAAATGTGATTGCATAAAACCTGGCACAGCTTTATATCTGTAACATGTTTCTTTTAGTGGACAATCAATACCACTACACATTGTCATATCTGGCATAACTTAGAGTATAAAGTTAAATAATATATGACCGAAGCCAATACCTGCTAAAAAGTAAACAAGATTGTTTACCCATTTTGGATAGTTTTTCATATCAAAAAATATTAAAAATTGCTTGAATAGTAGCTACTATAATACATATGATTACAAAGCTTAAGAAAATAGCAGTACCAATACCACCCATTTCTTCTCTACGATCTTCTCTGTTTAGTTTCATAGTTTCATGTTTAAATAAAAAATGGTCTTATTGTCATTACACCCACTGCAAAACCTAAACTGAATGCCAAGGCAATCAAAGCTCGTTGTTTAAAACTCTTCACTTCAATGGTGTAGTGATTCATTGGTAGGCAAAGAAATGGATTAATAGCTACCATCATAACCATACCAACCCAGTTCTCATCCATTAGAAATCTTAATCCTGCAATTGAGTTGGCTTCTAAAACTATTGCTGATACAAATACAATTAATAGTTTCCACCATTCTACTGCTGTTTTCATTGTTCTTGTTGTTTAGTTATCATTTCTATTTAACTTATGTGGCAATTTCTACCACTTATCCTTTATAATGATGTCTTAATCCATCTTTTTGTGAAAAAATCACAATTTATGGTGGTTTTAACCTACATAATCGGTAAATAACCGGTTAAATATGTCAAAAATGACACTTTTTTGTGATTTTAGGATTTTCTACTATCTCTGTAATCAACTATAAATCCAACTGCAACAATTATATTCATACCCATTGACATCATCACCTCATGAATATCAGCATAAACTGAAGTCATGAGATGAATATGTCCAATAGACCAAAAAGGTATAGCCAAGTTTTGGCTAATCCATATCAGTGTATATTTTATAAAATGTTTCATTTGGTATTATACAAATGGTTTAAGTAACCAACTTTTGGTCCAGTTACAGTCTTAGACCAATCCTTAACTTTTACAAATTTAAAAGAATCTTTTACTTTTACAACTGGTTCAGGATGAGTAAGATGTGAAATAATAGCAATCCATATAATAGCAATCAATACCATTATAACTCTAGTCTCCCTCTTCATTGTTGGTCTTTTTTGATTTTTCTTCTGTTTTGACCCGCAAGGAGTTCTTGTTCCCAGTACTCCCTTGTTTGTGCAACCTTTGTAATCTCTCTTGGATTCTCTTGTTTAACTCTGAATACTCTAATTCTCTCTTGTTCCCTTTCATATTCTTCCCAGTTATAAATTTCTAGTTCTTTCATTTTTATCATGTCACTAATAGTCAATTCACCTGGAACTTGACCATCATTTGCATGCATAACTTGCATGTAGATCTCTTTCATTCTTCCCATAATCTAATGGATTTTTCAAGTAAGTGTTTAATTGTAACTCTGATATCGTCATGACCTAACAAATTCCTGACTTTAAGTAATTTCTTACCTAGTTTATCTTCAACAGTTAATACTATAGTATGCTGTCTGTGAGACTTAATAGTGTATGTTTTACTAAAGTCATATGGAAATAGTTGGGCATATACGTAAACATTTTGTTTGTATATGACATCATCTTTAAACTGGATAGGTAATCTCTTATTATAGTTTACCTTAGTTCTTTTCATGCCTGTCAACTTTGCAATAGCATGTTCTGATAGACCAAATTTCTGAGCCAATATACCAATCAGATAACTTCTCTGATCAACAATTTGTCTTTTACGGGAAGTTTGATCTAAAAGACTGAGCTCTTTAAGAACTTGTTCTTTTGTGTAATCTTCCATAAAATTTAAATTAATTCTAAATCAGCCTCTAAGACTTCTTCTCGTTCTTCTTTCATATTAAGAACTCTTTCATCTAATGGAATGAATCTGTCAGCATCATAGTATTCATATGGAAAACAGTCAGCAGACATCTGTACCTCTTTAAGAAGCACACCATATTTGTTGTCTTGTAATCCCATCTTTACTATTTTGATAATAGTATAAGTTTCACCTTGTTTAATCCACTGTTCTAAAGGGACTTTAGCAGGTTTATTACTACTGTCAATGCAAATTGCCTTCATCTTGTTCCATTGTTACTTTGAGACCTTGTGATTGAAGAAACTCTAACATAGTTGATATCTGTGCCCAACATCCATGTTTTACAGTACACTGACCAGCAAGATCAGCAACCAATGCACAT